ATCCATTGTGGATTCCATAGCTGCCTTAACCTTACTGGTAGCTAAAGCTTTTTCTATTTTTTCCTGGATTGACTCTTCTTTTTTGAATCCTTCGATATAGAGGTAGGCTGGTTTGGGATCTGGAATTTCATACACACCTTCCCTTTCTTGCCCCTCTACAATACCGTTGCCCATCGTACATTTAGTTGGTCTTTCGCCGTCATATGGGTCATGTTCTATTTCTAGAAACGCGTTAATTAACTCCGACTTTTTCTCTTTCTTATTTTTAGTTTTCATATCTATCTCCTATTATACTGGGTTACCGAATTTAGGCACACACCGTCTCGCCCTTAGGCTATGGTTTGCCATAATTTTAAGAGTGTCTGTAGCTGCTGACGCAAATATTCTGGTCGTTGGATTAGCTGTAACGAATGCTGAGTTTAGAGCTGGATCCGAACCGAACAATCTGGCCGCGTGCCAGTGATACTCTGTAGTCTCTAAGAAATCACCGTGAACTTTACTAGGAACCCGTCTGTACTCGTCATAGCGATCTTGATAACCAAACGTGCCATCTGGCGTCGCGTGGCCTGCATATACCTCTTTGTTGAGTACTTCCTGCATCCCTAAGTGTGCCAGTTCTTTCTGATAAAAGTCCTCTTTGGTCGTCTTTGACCACATCTTGTCGATACCTTGAGCGTACATAGTTTTAGGTAAGACACTCATAAGCGTTATAACGCTTCCATGCTCCAAGAAGATCTTTCTATATCTATTAGACCGCACTGCACCGATTCCATGACCTCTTAGTGTTCCAACACCTGAATTTGCATCGAAATCTTGACCCGTCTGTAGGACTTCTGAGAACTGAATAGTTTGTTTTCCTCCTCCAAGGTACTCTGGCCGTTGAAGTCGTGCATCTGGGGATTTAACACCAAAAGCAACGCGTAAATACTCGGTATATCTTCCACCATAACGCTGACGCATTTCTGCCATTCTCTGTAGTGCAAAAGCTTCACGTAACTGATTAATTGTAGCCGCTGACGCATTACTAAGATCAGCACGAATCCATGGAAACCCTGTATTATTTGGATCTTGTTCTAAATACGCATGATCATCTCCGGAAGTAGTATCAAGAGGTCCCTTATAATTCGCGTAACTCGTAGTCCCTGTACCATCAGTTTCATAAACATTTGTAGAACTAGCTGAATAAGTCTGATTCCCTGTACCAATACCTAGAACTGGAGCTTCTGTACCAAGAGGTAGATTAACTTCTGAGCCTTTTTGAGTATCGGGTGATGCTGACGTAAAGAAGTCCTTACCCCAAGTTACACTTTGTAAAGTTGTATTTGTTGTGCTATCAGCACCATCAGTTTTATCAATAGTAAGAGCCGTCTGTAAGTCCTGGTTTCTATACCATTCGTTGTAAATAAGTGCATAAGCCCGAAATGGGAGAGCACTAACTGATTCATTAACACCTTTCGGAATACCTAAGTAATCTGCAAGAGTACCAGAAGAAATACCACCACTAAGATCAATAGTGGGGAAAGTTGAAGCATCGGCACCATCTTCGCCTCCTGTTATAAAAGATTCCCAGTCGTTCCATACTAATCTATGGGGTATGAACCAATGATGTATCCTAACGTTAATAGGGTGCATGACTGGCGCTAATAGGGGAGCACATCGTACCAAAGCGCTAGTGGAGTGCTTGAAATGATCACCTGGTAGAACTTCCTGACATCCTATTGGTATTAAACTGCCCATATTTGCAGTGAGCAACTTATAGTGAGATAAATTGTGTGTAGCCTTTTTCATACTCTTCTCCTATTTCTTTTTTCTATTTGGTTTAACTTTTTCTTTTTATTCCAAAAACGTTCTTTTTGTATTTTTTTGTCCTGTTGCACTTGCCACAAGGTTTTCTTCTTAAGCTTCGCTGTAGCGACATCATCTTCGTACAGTTCACACAGGGACGCCGACCATCGCGAGAGATTAATTTTTTTACTTTCTTCCTCATCGATACCAACTTCCTTACGAAGGATTGAGCGTAAATATCGTCCGAGAGGTAAATTAGTTTTCCCATGCCTCAGACCATAAGGCACATCTCCGTTTTTTTCCAATAAAAATCTTCCATAATTTTTAGTCAAACTACTTTTTAATTTCTCCATACTTTTGGCGCCAATTCCTGGACGCCTAGACATCCTACTAAATTCGGGATACCGATCACCTAATCGTTCTTCACACCACTTTTTGTCTTTGTCACCTTTTCCATTGAGCTTTTTTGTAATGTAACCAGCACAATAAGAAGCAGAATGGTTATTAAAGACACCAACATCAATACGGCCAGCATCCCAGGTTGCACGGACAAGCTCACAATTACGGCACTTGCACTTAGCATTGCTTCCTTCAACGCGACGACGGTGAACCCGTCCGCCAGGATCAGCACAATCAAAACCGTACATAACGACGTGATAATGTGGCCTTTTAGTTTCATCTCCATACTCTCCTACTAAGAAATATCTTACCTTCCTTGGTTCTAATCGCCTGCGAAACCGCTTAAGCCAAGCTTTGACGTCATCAGGATTCAAACTACCATTTTCTGGTAAATGCTCTTCATCGTACGTGAGGGTTATAAAACAACTCTCTTCATGTGAATAAGCTTCTAGTATCATCCTGTGTTGCCATTCCCTAGCTTTAGAGATTCTACATGGCATACACTGACCACAACCTAACTCGAGGATTCCGCCTGGCCTGTAAGGCTTTAGGCATCGTCCCATTTTTACATCCAATACCCGCCGCGAATTCCTTTAAATCCGCCTCTGCGTTTCTTATATCGTTTCCTCTTTAGCCGTTTAGCTAAATATTTTATTCTCCTACGCAATCCGTATCTTTTGCGTCTTCTACGTCTCACTTTTACCTCCTAGTATAGTCTCCACCCTGGATAGGTCGGATCTTTTTTGGTTCCTTTTATTTTACTTTTTGTTTTTACCTGCTCGATTACTAATTTCCATGGAGAGAATCTCCACTTATATCCTTTTTTAGGGGGGTCCATTTTATTTAAATGTTTAATAAAGGGATTATCATTAACAACACCTTGCCCATAGTTATCCACAAACCACTGGATTTCGGGTACAAACTGATCTTCAATACGTTCTTTGACGTCTTTAGAGGGTACTACTCTATAACCGCCTCCGGCTCGTTTAGCGAGAGCCCAATCATTTATAAAACTAGGATCACCACCTGTTTGAACTTTCCCTTCTTTAACCTTGTTTAATGGTTGCTCAACTGTGAACTGGCTTGCGTTACCTGGATTAAATGTCCGCGCGTTTGCCTTGTTCAATTGTATACGCGACCTTAATAACTCGTTCTGGAGTTCCTTATGTTCCTGGTTTACCTTGTCATCACTAAGTAATTTCCCTATAGCTTCGCCTAAATTTTGTCCGGCCCTCGAATAGCCTGAGACATCCGCCTGAAGTCCACCAACGCTCGTGGGGGCTGGACTACTAATATTGGCTCCTAATGCCGCTAATGGGTTTATACCGGCTTCTAGCGCGTCTGAGACCCTGTACTGAATACCATAGCGAGCGAACTCTTTTGCTTGTAATTGGTTAAGCCCATGAATGTTCCGCTGTAGCCTGTCATTACGCCTTGATGCTGAATCTGACGCAGATACACCTGCAAAGCCTGCTACTGCACCACCTATATTTCCTAATGCGTCTGGAATATTCACCTTCGTCTCCTTTTTCTCACACATGAGATTTGAGAATTATCGTTTAACCTTGGTCGGGACCTTTTTACTCCACGCCCAGTCCGTTGTAGAGCATGTAGAACCTCTCTACGAATTTTCCTACGTACACACACCAAAGTAGAGTTAGGGCTCCTAAAGAACAGCCTGAGAGGATTCGGAGTGTACCTGGAGGGCCTGATCGCCCTTTTAGCTCTCCTATACATAGTTTTAAGATTACGAGACCCAACATAGAAGCTAGGATGTATTCTTTTATCTGGAGTCCATTGGCGTCGATCACTGTATTCTCCTAATTTACTCGTATCCACTCGATGACCGAGAAGCGTATTATCCGAGCCGATCAACCTTCGGTTAGCAATATTCTGGGTATTGCGTCGACTCGTCGCACCTGCGTTACGAACTTTCTTACTTCTCGTTTTTCGTGCCACAAAGTACCTTTCGTGTCACCTAGCACAGTGAACAACAAGGGGTCACTGTGCATTACCCCCCTGGCTTTCGCCAGGGGGAACCCTAGGGATTTTACTTATCCCGCGGTCGACTCTTTTTCTTGACTTTCGGGGCTGGTTGGTCCTGCGTCTTGATCAGTATCTGGAACAGGGTCAGTATCAGCCTCGCTGGCGCTTGTATCGGGAACAGAATCCCGCTTTTTACTAGCGAAATAATTTTTAACAAAGGCTTGAAATTCTTCATTATAGCTCTCCTCATGAGGGCTAAAGAATTCTCCTTCTTCGTCGATTTCCTCCGGCCCGAAGTTTTCCTCGTCTTCATCCATTGTGGATTCCATAGCTGCCTTAACCTTACTGGTAGCTAAAGCTTTTTCTATTTTTTCCTGGATTGACTCTTCTTTTTTGAATCCTTCGATATA